GTGATACTTTAAACATTCCACAATACAGCGGAGGCGGAGGAGGCTCTGGCACTGTTACAAGTGTGGCATTAACTGCACCTTCTATATTTAACGTAAGTGGCTCACCTGTTACAACCTCTGGCACTTTGGCATTGACATATAGCGGTAACGCTTTGCCATTGGCAAATGGTGGTACAGGTGCAACCACTCAAGCAAATGCAAGAATAACATTAGGAGGTACAACAAGTGGTATATCACTTTTTACATTAACAAATAGTGTTTCTGATAAATTTATAAAAGTTAATTCTAACAATACTATTACTTTATTAAATGCAGACGATACAAGAACTGCTATTGGTGCAGGAACGGGCAATGTTTCAAGTGTAGCAATGACTGTACCTACCTTTCTATCTGTATCTGGCAGCCCTGTAACATCAAGCGGCACATTAGCGGTATCATTAAGCGGTGTTCCTTTGCCTGTGTTAAACGGTGGTACAGGAGGAGCAAATGCGGCAGACGCAAGGAATGAATTAGGCGCAGCGTGTAAATCATGTAATGAGACATTAACAGGAAATAAAACATTTAGTGGTACGGTTACTTTATCATCTGTATCTGGTACTGCTACAAGTGTTATTGGTAGGAGTAGCACAGGGCAGGTGGTTGGAGTTACAGTAGGTAGTGGCTTATCTTTAGCAAGTGGCACATTGTCTGCAAGTACAGGTAATTATACAAGATATACAGGTACATCAATAACAGTGCCTGCAACTGATAAATATGTTGATATACATAATAGTGGAACTGTTACTTTAACTCTTCCAAATGCAGCAGATTATACAGGTAAAGAAATTGTTGTAAAAAACAGTATTACTACACTTGTAAGGTCTGCAACATCTAATATAATTTCATTTGCATTAGGTACTACTCCTGCTGTTACAACTATTTTAGCTGGTAGTACAGAAGCAAAATTTGCAGTATTGGTTAGTGATGGCACATACTGGAGGATTTTACAAGCAAACTAAAAAAAACATAAACATGAAACAACTCCTTTCCCTCTTCCTCTTCCTTTTGCCTTGCCTTGCTTTGGCACAGTATCCGAGCAATGGCAATCAAAAAATAACACTCGGAGAACAGACGAGTGCCGATGGGCTTATTTTTCGGGGCGTACTTGCGGACACGGGCATCATTAACCCGTCAAGTGATACAAGCGCGTACATTATTCTTGACACGGTTAATCATAGGTTTTACAATTACAGCCGCGCTACAAATGTTTGGAGCGTGGCAGGAGGTGGTACTGCAGTTACAACCTTTAGCGCTGGAACAACAGGGTTAACACCAAGCACGGCAACAAGTGGCGCGGTGACATTGGGCGGAACTTTGGCGGTGGCAAATGGGGGAACGAATACATCAACGGCATTTACAGCTGGTTCAGTTATTTTTGCTGGAACAAGTGGGACATATACACAAGATAATAGCAATTTATTTTTTGATAATACTAATAATAGGCTCGGTATCGGAACTGCAAGTCCGAATTATAAATTAGATGTTGGTTATGATATTAATAACAGGAGTGTAGCAAGATTTTCATCTAATGCTGCTAATAGAATGGCATCTGTTGCATTCTTTGGAAACAATACAGAAAGTATGTATTTTGGATATGAAGGGGGAAGTGAAATTGTTAGTGGAGGTCAACAAGGAGACTTTGTTTTAAGAAATATGTTAGCAAATAAAAATATAATTTTTACAACCAATAGTGGAAAATTTGGCGTTAATGTTCTTGTTCCAACCGAAGCCTTACACGTTGTCGGCAATGCAAGGATAACGGCAGTTGGCGCTGGTACATTTTCCAACAATTTAAATATAACATCTGATGGCACTTTAACGACTGCTACGTCTGATGAAAAATTTAAATACAATATAAGACCTTTAAATTATGGGTTAGAAACATTATTGCAATTAAATCCTGTAAATTTTCAATGGATAGAAGGTGAAGAAGAAGATTTAGGTTTTATTGCTCAAGATGTCGCAGAAATAATACCAGAGGCAGTCAACACAAATTGGAATAGCGATTTATTATTTAGATATGAATCTTTAATCCCCATCCTCACCAAAGCAATCCAGGAACAACAAGCCCTCATTAAAGCCCTTGAACAAAGAATTATTAACCTTGAAAATAAATAAAATGAGATACCTATTATTATTCCTTCCCTTGTTTTCCTTTGCGCAAGACGTTGTAAAAGACACGGTGTACATCCAAAAGCAAGGAAACATTTATTACATTATTCAGCAAACGACTTTGTCTGATTCAACTGTCACAGGCTCAAAGCAAATATTGGGCGATAGTGCAACTGCCATTCAAAGCCTTGTTACCGATGCTGAAAGGCAAAGCAACACGATTGCCATTCATGCAAAGCCTATTATCACAAAGGGCAAAGCGGTGCAAAGGATTAATTACTACAATGATTTGCACGTTCAAATAAGCGGTAAGCCTGTTTATTTTACAACGGCTCAAAGAGACACGGCAAAGTTTGTCGGTGACTGGAAATTAAATTTTAACGGTGAAATCATTGATGGAGTTATTGAGTTAAACAACAACAAGCGTTTAATCTTCAACCCAGACAACGGCAAGGTGTATTCCATTTCAACCAATCTACTTTTATCTACATTTACCAATCAAGTTTCCTTTGCCTTTAACGGTGTTAAATACGACTTGTACAAATATGCTGATGGCAAATTTGCAACGGTGGATGGTGATGTAAGGTTAATAAAACTTGAATAATGAAAGCAGTTATCTACAACATTTTTAAACTTGGTTACGATGGCATTGCCTATTCCATTTGCTGCGGAGTGCTATTCTCGTTTTTCCTTCCCATCAAACATTTCTTGATTTTTACAATCTTTGTAGTTTTTGCAGACACGGTCACGGGAATCATGGCGGCAAGGAAAAGGGGAGAGCCTATAACAAGCAAAGGGCTTTATCGCACATCGCAAAAGGTTGTGACTTATTTCTGCGGTATCATGATATTTCACGGGGCAAGTATAACTTTTCAACTGCCATCGCAAATCACCTATTCTGTCAGCTTCATTATTGCAGCCACTGAATTGTTTAGTATTTCGGAAAATATTAAATCCATTACTGGCACAAATATCGGTACAATTATTCTTAGATTTTTTAGACGTTAAAAACAAATAACATGGAAACTAATTTAAAAGAGGCTTTAAAAAGCGCAGACACAATCAATAGTCCATTGGGCGACGTGGCTTGTTTTGCTTTCAATTTTGCGGAACTTGCGCAAGAGGTAAATGTACTTCTTACTGACGATGGGAAAAAAGTCAAATTAACCTGGCGAGAATATGTTAAACTTGCTCAAATCATTTGGGATAAAATCAAGGAGACATCCAGAGAATGTGCTGGCAAGGAGATTTCGGTTAGTTTACCACCCAAATTTTCTTTAATTTCCGCAGCTTTTTCGCTCATCGGGTTTAAATTATAGGCGCAGAGAAGTCGCTACCTTAGTGCCGAGGGGAGTTGATTAATTTCTTCTCCCCTTAAAAATATAAAATATGAAAGCAAATGAATTTTTAATATGCCTTGATGCTGGGCATGGTGGCATGAGAAACGGAACAGGCCCAGAGAAATATGTTACCTATCCATCAAAGTGCTACCAACATCGCACAGGCAAGTTTCATTCCTATGGATGGTTTTTTGAGGGAGTGTTTAATCGCTCTTTAGCTAACTATTTAGAGCAGTACCTCCTTGATTATGGCTTTTCAGTTAAAAAGATATACGAGCCTATCAATGACACAACATTGAATAAACGCTGCCAACTTGCCAACTCCTACGCATCTGTAGCTAAACACTCTGTACTTGTTTCCATACATGGCAATGCTGCCGCAGCAACAACTGCCAGAGGATGGGAGATATTTACATCACCTGGACAAACGAAAGCGGATCTGCTTGCAACTTGCATCGGGGAGCAGGTAAAGAGTAGTACACCAGGCTGGGTGCATAGAGCTGATTATTTAGATGGAGATTTGGATAGGGAGGCAAGATTTACCATGCTTACAGGTGTATCAATGCCTGCGGTGTTGTCGGAAAATGGATTCTTTACCAATTATTCTGATGCTGGTTTAATGATTGATTTGTCTTGGCAACAGAGTATTGCTAAAGCGCACGCAAAGGGCATCTTAGACTACGCAGTACAGCAAGGTGTAATGTGGGAATAAAAAAGGCGCAAGTATCTCTCTTGCACCTCTTAAACACCTTAAACATCAACAAACACTAATTAACAACTATATCCTGCAGCAACTTATTTAATAATCTAACGGCTGATTCTTTTACATCCTCTTTCTCGTTGTTTATTTTAACTACTTGCCATAACAAAGATACCATTCTTTCCGGATTCATATACTGGTAAAATTGTTTGTTTCTTTCATCTTTGGAATTGTAAAATGATACAAGTGTTGATGCGGAGGATACGACATTATTTGTCTTAATTCCTTTTGGATACTTTGCTATCATAGCCTCACAAAGTGCTATTTGCTTTTTATCCAGTCCATACGTTTTAGCAGCCATGTGTTCCAATTTTTAAGAGTGTAAGTTTAGTTTTCTCCTGTTTCATTCTTTGTTCAATAATGCCCATGAACCATTTATCTTGTTTTCTCCGATCCTTCATTGATTCGGCTATGTATATTTGTTCAAGATTGTTAAGACGTTTTCTGATAACTTTTTCCTGTATCATTTGAAATATGCTTTTGATATTAACGCTAATTGAAATGCGTCAATTTCATCTTGTGATAATTTTTTGTTTCCGGTCACTTCGAGCTTCATTCCTTTAATTACGGACATGGCATAATCCAATGTCCATTTGCTTCCTTTATCCTGTGGTGATATTCCTTTAACTGTATGGCCGTACAACTCCAACCAATCTATTGTAAATCTACTGGCTCCTTGATTCATGCCAACATTTCGACTAATCTTTGTTCTTGCCCTTCCATCGACATATTTTCTAAAAGTAATATTTTGCAAAGAAGAATCTTCGACTACTACTTTTATATCTGTTGCCCAGGTCAATGCGTCCTTTGCCCAGTCAGCAAGTTTCTTGTACTTTCCAAAATAAACTTTATCCTCATCAATGATACAAACGGCAAAGCCATTTAATCGCATTGATGGGTCAATGCCTACGAATTTTGCCATAAGTTATTTTTTTATTTAGAAAGTTACGTTTAAAATATTTGCTTACAAATTTTAGCAATCCAATATAGTCATAGTATTTATTTTTATACTTCCATTTACCTAATGATGGAATGTACTCCAGGTTTTGTGTGCCGTAAGTCATAAACATGGTATTATCATAAGTAGTCCTACTGTAACCATCCCACAAATTAATACCAGATAGTAAATCATAGGTAATCGTGTCAACTGTATAACTCTCATCTGCATCATTGTAATAACGTCTTTCTAATAAGCCTTTATCTATCTTTTCAATGCTCATGGTATTGTATGCAAAAAAATGATTATTCTGTGCTGGTAAATAAGCAACTGTTAACATAAAGCAAACGGCCATAGTAAACTTGATCGGCTGTGTGCTGGTAATGTTTGTTGTAGTCGTTTCTTTAACTAACCTTCTCCTCCTTGTCTTTGGCTCTTTAACACCTATGCCGTATGCCTCTATGCCTTTTTCAATAAACTGTATTTCAAGAACATAGCCAAAGCAAATAATAGCACCAATGAAGAAAAACATAGCGTAAAACTCTGCACCAGTGCTTTGACCTTGGATGCTAAACCATAACTCTAACAATGCTATTACTGTAGCAGCAGCAGCAACACGCGGAGGATATTTACTGCGCTTGTCGGATGGGTTAAGGAAATCAATAAACACAACAGCAAATCTGCCAAACTGGAGCATTAGAGACGCAGGAATGGATAGCAGCAGAGGAAGGGGAAGAAAGTACACATTAAGAGCTGCGGTAATAAGGTATGTTAATATTATACCTGTAAAAATAATCTTTGGCATTGAGGAGGTAATGTCCTGGAATAGCCATTCAAAGTTCTGATTGTTAAAATTCTTTTTCATGTTTGTGATGTTTTAATAATTAATGATAGCAAATATACAAAGTATATTTATATATAATAATAAAATAAAAAAAAAGTGGGAAATAAATTACTTCCCACTACAAACCACTAATCACTCCTTTTGGAAAAGTTCTTCTCTGCGCTTGTGCATCTCATCTGCTGGCATAATAGTTAACTCTTTTGCGGTTGTTTCAATCCGTAGTTCTTTAAATCTTTCAATAGCCTCTGCCACATCATTAGCAGCTACACTTACAATTCCTTCTCTGTACTTTATTATAAAGCGCTTTGTTTTAACTTCCATTAGTACCATTTTTTTAAAGTGTCAACAATAAAATAAATGGCATAAGATAGTGTTATAATACCTCCAATGGCTACAATAATAACTGCAATGTCTTTGCCTAATTTCTGTTTTTCTTGTTCTGTTAGCATGGTTATCTGTTTAAATAGTTTTTACTTGCTACCGGATCTTTTCCCTGGTCTTTATACTTGGCATCTGCTTTGCTGGCATAGTCGGTGTACGGCATTTCGCTAATGTCGTGGTAGCAAATTTGTGCAATCTTCATGCCTGGATATATTTTAACTGGCTGTACACAAACAAGCTCCAGAGTCCAATGCCCTCTAAAATTTACATCTCCAAATCCTGCAGTCACATGAACAAATAAACCTAATCTTCCTAAACTCGATTTACCTTGTATAATTGGTACATGGCGAAGTGTCTCCGTATATTCTACAGTTGAGGCAAGGTATAGAATGTTGGGCTGCAAAATCATTCCTTCTTCTGGAATAATCATAGGAGCGTAGGCATTCTTCTTCCTGGTGTCAAGAATATGGTCGGTGTACATTAGCAAAGTATTGCTTAGTGTTAAGTCAACACTATTAGTACCAATGTTTGCCTCGATTAATGGCTCAATGACGATATTTTTTAAAGCTATTTCGTCAATGATTGTTTTGTCTGTTAAAATCATTTTTCTTCTTTTTTGTAAATTTCGTTGTAATATTTATTTGCATACTTATCGTAATGTGAATATTCAAGAC